TACCCCAATTCAGTAACATTTACAAATAAACAGATATTTATATATAAAAAAGATTATGGATACAAAATCATTATTAGAAAATTACTTAGGTAAAAAAACCCGTACTACCGAAAAAGATATGGGTAACGGTTCAAAACAAGTATGTGATTTAGATTCAGGTGATTGTTATACAATTAGAATGAAAGATGGTCTAATTGAAAGAGTTGATAACACTATGAGTCAAAATAGAAAAATACAAGTTGAAACTACAACAGGTGTAAAACAATTATTAAACGGATAAAATGAAAAAAATAGATAATAGAATTTTAGAGGAGATTGCTAGATATAATTCAATTAATAGTTATATTGTAGAACAAGATGCTACTTTACCACCACCTCCGGGTGAAGACCCAAATGCGTTACCACCTATGGGAGGAGCTCCAGCTCCTATGGACCCAAATATGGTAACACCATCACCTGAAGCTCCAGCAGGACCACAACCGGTTGATTTAACTACTGACCCTGATGTGGAAAAAGTTGGTGAAGGTGAAACAGGGGATAAAACAGGGGGTTCAACTGAAGAAATGGATATTACTGATTTAGTAAAATCTCAGAAAAATGTTGAACAAAAACAAGAAGAGTATTTTGATAATTTATTTCAACATTTAGATAACTTAGAATCTAAGTTAGGTGAGATGGATGGTATTATGAGTAAATTGAATGATTTAGAAGCGAAGATTGAAAAATATAGAGAAAAAACTCCTCAAGAAAAATTAGAACTTAGAACTTTAGATTCGGGACCATTCAATCAAAAATTAAGTCAATTTTTTGATGATAAAGAAGAGGACATGGAAAAATCAGGAAAAAATGAATATGTTTTAACACAAGATGATGTTGAAGATTATTCACCTGTTGAAATTAAAAAAACATTTAGAAATTTTGACGATAGTTCGTCAGGGTTTCAACAAGTTAGATAGATAAGACGGTCTTCGGACCGTTTTTATTTCACAAAACAATTTGACAAACACACCTTTAACACTTATACTTTTATAAACCTTTAAATATTTTAAACACTATGGCGACAAATTCATTAGACGCAGTTTTGGCTCAATACGAGAAAGCAAAACAAGGTAGTAATTCTTCTACTACAAAATTTACACAAGAAGAAAGAATGAAAAAATACTTCGCGGCAATCCTTCCAGATAAGGAAACTCAAGGCCAAAGAAGATTAAGAATCTTACCAACAACAGATGGTTCTTCACCATTTAAAGAAGTTTGGTACCACGAGATTCAAGTGGATGGAAAATTCCAAAAATTTTATGACCCGGGAAAAAACGACAATGAACGCTCACCTTTAACTGAGGTTTATGAAGAACTTCGTGAAACAGGAAAAGAAGAGGACAAAAAATTATCGTCAAATTATTTGGCTCGTAAATTTTACATTGTTAAAGTTATCGATAGAGATAATGAGGGGGATGGAGTTAAATTTTGGAGATTTAAATCTAACTACAAGAATGAAGGTATCTACGACAAAATCATCCCTATCTACAGAAATAAAGGTGATATTGCTGACCCTGAAAAAGGTAGAGACCTTATCTTAGAATTAACTAAGGCTAAGACTCCAAAGGGAGCTGTTTATACAGTAATTCAAACGGTTATGTATGATGATGCAGCACCAATTCACGAAGATTCAAAACTTGCTGAAAGTTGGATTAACGATGAATTAACTTGGGAAGATGTTTACTCTAAAAAACCAGTTGAGTACTTAGAATCTATTGCAAGAGGTGAAACTCCAAAATGGAATTCTGATAAAGGTGGTTATGATTATGGTAACTCTGATGAGTCTGAAGTATCGTTTGGTGGTTCTAAACCATCTGCACCAATTGACCCACAAGCGGGAGATGAAGAGGATAATGATATGCCTTTCTAATCAAATAATTTAGACATATAGTTAGGACACTAAGATATACTTGGTGTCCTACTTGTCTAAAAAAAATAACAAATTAAACTAATTAGAAATATGGCGATTAAAAAGAAAACATTCTCGTTAGAGGATATAAAGGGTAAATTCTCTACAAAAACAAAATACAAACCTGAAAGCTTCTATAACTGCGGTGAAGCTTTTATGGATGCTTGTGGTTTACCCGGACCTGTAATGGGGGGTATCAATATGATGTTAGGTCATTCAAATACTTCAAAAACAACAGCTATGATATTAGCGGCGGCTGATGCTCAGAAAAAAGGACATTTACCGGTGTTTATTATAACGGAAAAAAAATGGTCTTGGGAACACTCGGTTGAATTGGGGTTACAAGCGGAACAAAATGAAAATGGTGAGTGGGACGGTCATTTTATTTTTAACGATTCTTTTGAAACAATAGAACAGGCGACTGATTTTATGAATGATATATTAGATGCTCAAGAAAAAGGTGAATTACCGTATAATGTTGCTTTTTTCTTTGATAGTATTGGTAGTATTCCCTGTCAAATGACTTTTGAAGGTAAGGGGGGGTCTATGCACAATGCTAGAGTACTATCAGAAAGAATAGGTATGGGGTTACATTCAAGAATAACAAAATCAAAAAAAGAGGATTATCCTTATTACAATACTTTAGTTGTAATTGTACAACCTTGGGTTGAATTGCCGGACTCACCATTTGGTCAGCCTTCTATTAAACCTAAAGGCGGTGAGGCGTTATATTTGGCATCTTCTTTAGTATTTTTATTTGGTAACCAAAAAAATGCTGGAGTTAATCATATAACCGCAACTAAAAATGGTAGAACCGTATCTTATGCTGTTAGAACAAAAGTATCAATATTAAAAAATCACGTAAATGGTATTGCGTTTAAGGATGGGAAAATTATTGCGGTTCCTCAAGGATATATTGCGGATACAAAAGAGGCGTTAGATAAATATAAAAAACAATATTCTAGTTATTGGGGTGCGATACTTAGTGGTACCGGTGAATTGATATTAGATGAAAATAGTGAAGACGATTCTGACGATTAAAAAAATTGATACTATTACTACTTTTAAGTATTTTTAAGATATTTATATAATATGGGAAGACATAAGATTGATGAAGATAAAAAAAAGGTAAAAGTTTCGGTTGCGATTGACCCTGAATTACCTCAATACTTTAAGGATAAATCTATAAATTTATCTTCCCTTGTTAATAAATTATTAAAAGAATATATTAAAAATGGAAACTAAAGTTTGTAGTAAATGTAATGTTGAAAAACAAATAACCGATTTTTATAAAAAAAATAATTATTGTAAAATTTGTCATTTAGAAAAAAAACAAAATTGGAGAAAAAATAATCCCGAAGAATATAAAAAACAAAACAAAAATTATTGGGAGAGAACTAAAGATGTTCAATCACAAAAAAAGAAAGTTTGGATTAAAAATAATCGGGAAAAGTATAATAGTTATTGGACAAATAGAAAAAATATAGACCCAGAATTCAAACTACTAATGAATATGAGGTCTAGATTATGTGGTTATTTAAAGAAACTTAACATAACCAAAACTAACAAAACTTTTGATATTGTGGGTTGTTCTCCCCAATTTTTAAAAGAACATTTAGAAACCCAATTTACTGATGGTATGAGTTGGGATAACAGGAGTGAGTGGCATATTGACCACATCATTCCATTATCATCGGCAAAAACAGAAGACGAACTTTATAAGTTGTGTCATTATGAAAATCTTCAACCATTATGGGCTGAGGATAATTTGAAAAAGAGTAACAAAATTTTATAGTAACGAATACAAACAAAACAAGTGACTAAAACACTATTAGTGGATGGAAACAATCTACTTAAGATTGGGTTTTGCGGGGTTAAAGACTTTTACCACAACGGAAAACACATAGGAGGATTATGGCATTTTATCAATACAATTAGACGTTTTATAGACGAACAAAATTTTGATAAGGTTGTTGTTATGTGGGATGGTGATAATAATTCATCCGCCCGAAAACTTATTTACCCCCAATATAAAGAAAAACGACGTATAACCGAAGATTTCAAAGATGAATCTTTTGAAGAACAGAAAGAGAGAATCAAACAATACTTGGAGGAATGTTATATAAGACAA